TCGGCAACTACTCAATCTATCTCAAGAACCCTGCTACATATATAGGTGGGGTTCAGGTTAGTAATGTTCGTAGTGCCTTTAATGCTATGGGGCAGAATCGCCAAAGATACTACCCCGAAACATCTAGCGGTTTACCATTAACCTCAGCTCTCCCACAAGGCTACCTAACCCCTAGCGCATGGATGATACCTTACCGAGTAGGTGGTATGTCTATGAGCGATATGAATGGTACAGCCACACTCACAGGTGCAGGTGTCGCAGGACTAGAGGGTACAGTCACAATGGCTGGTACAGGAGTCCTAGAAGCTACAGGCGGTCTATTAGCTGGACTTGAAGTAACTATGGCTGGTAGTGGCGACTTAACTGCTATAGGTGGTGGACTATTAGAGGCTATCGTAGAGATGGCTGGCTCAGGTTCACTATCGGGTGCATTAGGTGCAACTGCTGGTATGACTGTCGAGATGGCAGGTGTCGGCACAGTATCTTTCGCCCCAAGCGGAACAGGAGAGATGGAAATAACCATCTATGTTAATGAATCCCAAGCTACCGTAGACCAGATCGTCAACGGAGTCTGGGAAGCTATCGCTGCTGACCACAACAACGCTGGAACTATGGGTGAAGCTATGAACGGTGCTGGATCAGCAGGTAATCCTTGGATAACAGACTTAACTTCCTACAACACAGAAGGCACAGCTGGTAAGATCCTTAAGGATGCAAACGATAACGCTGAACTGGGAGCTATTAAGTAGTTATTGACGAATTGTTAAATAAACCTAAATATAGGAATGATTATGCAAGAAAATGACATCACACATCTACAGGCTGAGATTACAAAAGCCGATGACGGCAGCTTTATAGCCGTCGCCTCAACTAATTCTGTCGATCGACATGGCGAGATAGTAGACAACAACGGCTGGGACTTAAAAGCATTTAAGAAAAACCCTGTTATTCTTTGGGGACATGACCACACCGAACCGGCAATTGGGGTATCAAAGCGGACATGGGTAGAGGGTAGTGGTAAAAAAGCACGACTGATGATTACCCCTGTACTGCACGACGTAACCGAGAGAGCTAGAGCCGTTAAAGCTTTAATTGAAATGGGTGTTATAAAGACTTTGTCAGTAGGTTTTAAGCCACTTGAGTCACCTGATGGCGTTACATTTACTAAGAATGAGCTATTAGAAGTCAGCATGGTCAATGTACCGGCTAACGCTGATGCACAGATGTTAGCTTATAAAGGGCTAAAAAAAGAGGGCTTTGACCCTGAAACTATCCAAGAGCTTGGCGTAAATACTGAGCTTCTTGACACATTAGACCAAATGCAGAAGAATGTTAGTGAGTTAGACGATAAGGTAACAGACCTTACGTCAATGGTGAAGGCGCAGAAATCCGTCAATCCATCAAACAAAACTGACACAAGCCGAGAACGTCTATCGATGCTCAAAGTAATCGCTAGGGCTTCAGACAAACTGCTAGAGGCAGAGAAGAAGCAAGTACCGGTAGAGTCAAAGCAATTAGCAAAAGTAATTAAAAGGGCTACAGAGAAGATAATCGTAGCCGAGAAGGAGAACTTGTAATGGGACAGATCGCAGACCTATTAGAAAAACAAGCTCTTGGTACAATGAGCGAAGCTGAAAAGAAACAGCTTGCACAATTGTTAAAAGAGGCAGCTTTAGCTAACACTAAAGATGTAACAGAAGAAGTCGTTGAAGGTGGTGATGAAGAAGAAGCAGTTGATGCTTTAGCTCAGAAGCTAGCTGATAGCGCAAGCTCTAAGATCGAAGAGAGCATGAAGCGAGTCATGGACAGCATGAAAGTAGAACGAGATACACAAGAAGCTAAAAGCGAAGTGCAAACTTTCATTGTCGATAAGAAGCTCGGTCGAGCGCACACTGTCGATGAGCTAAGTGAAATGAAGATTGCAATGCCTCAGCGTAAGGCAGCCGGTAAAGAAGTAACCGAGATCTCACAAAAGACTGTTGAGTTCTTCAGCGCGTTCTTCCAAGGTGACAAGCAAAAACTTCAGATCCTTGCAGAAGGAACTGGCGCAGATGGCGGTTTCCTAGTACCTGCAGAGTTCGCCAACATGATTGTTGAAGATGTACGTGACCAAAACGTTATGCGACAACTCGCAAGCGTAATGACCACACAAAGCAACTCAGTACACATTCCAAGCTTAATTAGCCGACCAAAGGCTAACTGGCGCGCTGAAAAGGCTGTTAAATCAACCTCAACAGCAACATTCGCAGAGAACATCCTAACCCCTTACTCACTAGCCTCAATCGTTCCTCTATCGAACGAACTTGTAGCTGATGCTAAGCAAGGTGTTGGTGGTTCTATTGTGAACTACATCGCTGGCTTAATCAGTACTTCGCTTAGCGAAGCTGAAGAGAAAGCTTTCTGGACTGGTTCAGGATCAGGTCAACCTACTGGTGTCGACGGTGGTGGTTATACACTACGAACAGTCGCAGCCGGTGCAGGCGCATCTGACACACAACGAGCTGATGCTCTAATTAGCGCATACCACAATACACCTCAAGGCTATCGCAACAAGGCTGTATGGGTTGCTAACATGGGAACTCTCGGTGAAATCGGTCGCTTGAAAGACGGACAACAGCGTTACCTATTGACTGACTTGGCAGGTTCACCTACCCAGTTGATCAAAGGTCGACCAGTTTACGAGTGTAACTACCTTGCCGGTGGTACAGCACTATTCGGTGACTTTAGCTACTACCAAATCGCTGATCGCGAAGGTATCTCTGTAAGAGTATCTGACGAAGCGACCGTAGCTGGCTCAAGTGCCTTTGAAAAGAACTTGACTTATGTACGTGTTGAAAAGCGAGTAGATGCCGAGCTTCTACTTCCTGCAGCCGTAACTAAAGTTACAGGTCTTGGAACACCATAACTGCCGTAGCTTCTAGGGCTTGACACAGTTAAAGTATTAGTCCACTCTAGTAGTGGGCTTTTACTTTTATGAAAGATATAATACGATTTATAAAATACCTCAAGATAACCGACAATGGTTGTTGGGAGTGGCAGGGTGCAATAGATAAAGACGGATATGGCTTTTTTACTATTGGCAAACTTATGAGAGCGCATCGGGCTAGCTATTTACTATTTAAGGGTGAACTCACTAAAGGGCTTCAGATAGACCACTTGTGTAGAAACAGACCCTGTGTAAACCCGAACCATCTTGAAGAAGTTACAGCTAAAACTAATACGCTACGATCACCCATTACAACTGCCTCTATCAACACCAAGAAAACACACTGCATAAATGGACATAGTTACAGTGGCGATAACTTACAAATAATAAAGACTACTGGTGAAAGGCGTTGCAGAACTTGTGTCAACACTATAAAAAGACGCAATAGGGCAAGGCGTAAGGCACTAGGCTTGCGATACACATAGTTCTTGCCAGATATGCTATAAATCGGTTATATAAGAGCATGAGAATAAAGATTGTTAAGTCCAGTCGGCAATATAAGGCTGGCGAAACCGTAGAGGTAAGCAAAAACGTGGCGTTTGGTCTGATAGACTCAGGCGTTGGCGTAATCTCTAAGGATGTAACACCTGACGATTATAAACAAGCAGGAGTAAAGAATGGCAGCACTACTAAGTTACGCTCTCACATCCGTAAGTGATGTTAAGGAGTCGCTCGGCATAGCTTCTAGCGATACGAGCAAAGACAACCTAATTATTAGGAAAATTAACCAAGCAACAAGGGCAATCGAAGCCTATTGTGGTCGTCGGTTTTTACAAACGACATATACACAAGAGATATATAACGGCACAAACATAGACCAGATCATACTTAAGCAGCGACCTGTTTCAGCAGTCACGCTACAGGCAAGGGATACTACTTTAAACGACAATGACTTTGAAACTATAGAGTCAACCCTATACTTTGTAGAAAGTGAAGCTGGTATCCTTGATCTAGTGTTTGGTGCGGTCGGTCGCTGGGGAGCATACGCGGTTACTTATACAGCTGGCTATGCAACTATCCCAGAGGACTTAGCAGAAGCCTGCGCCAGCCTAGCTTGCTTCTATGTAAACAATGCCGATGGCTCAGATATAGGTGTATCTCGCAAACAAGAAGGCTCAAGGTCTATTCAGTATGCTAATAGCGACCAAAGCTTTAAATCTATAGCCGATCAGCTAGGTATAAACGAAATCATCGACAGTTATGCAAATATGCCGGTGCAAACGGATAGGTAGATGACGGTTTTCTTTAAGAACCATGAGATTACGATTTATCGTCGTCGTCGCAAGGGCAATACTGACCGCTATGGTCTATCTGCTACATTTACTGCCTACCAGAGCGACATACAGCCTGCCAGTGCCGAGAGAACCGAACTTGTGAGTGGTCGCTTCGGTGCAACGTTTACAGCCTTTGTAGACCCTTCTGTGGCTGTTAAGGAAGGTGATCAGATTAGGGTTGTCGGTGGCGTTTATGACGGTAAAAAGTTTGGTGTAAAGGGAGTACAGCACTGGGAAGGTGCAGGATTGCTGGATCATAACGAGTTAGTGCTGGTGGCTCAAGATGGCTAACGACGTTCAGATTAAGATTACAAACCTAGCTGAGATACGCAGGGCATTTGATAAAGCTCCCTTGCTAATGACCAAAGAGTTAAACATAGCAATCAATAAGACTGTTTTATATATACAAAGCAAGTCTATGTTAAACACTCCTGTCAGAACGACTCGCTTGCGTAGCTCGACCAGATCCAGCTTCGGTAATCTTAGGGGTGAAGTTGGAACGCACACAAATTATGATATATTCGTGCATAATGGTACTAGGTTTATGACAGCACAACCTTATTTAAAAGATGCTGTGGATGACTCAGGTAGTGTAATAGAACGAAACTTTAAGAGCGCAGCACAAAACGCGCTTGATGCAATAGCGAGGGCAACATGAGTGTATCAACCAACATCAAACAACACATTATTAGCAACGTACAAGCCTGCGACAGTGTTGATCAGGTCTATGGACATGAAGAGATCAATCCAAAGGGCTACCCGGCTGTTATGGTTACGGCTGGCGACATGGAGGGTGAGTTTAGTAGCAACGCTGAGAACTCAAGGGTGTATGCTTTCAAATTACTTATATTATTTCCTATAGGGCAAGACTACCCAGCACCGGACAACCAGAACCGACTAGAGTATGCGGAACAGGTTGTTGCTACGGTTATTGACGAAATCATAAATATATCTGACACTGACTTTGAGCTAGATGGCTCTAATCCAACAGTTTTATATGTTAATGCAGCCGATGTGCGCTGGGCATATACAACTTATGAAGGAGGCGAAGCCCGATCTGCGGAATTAACACTTAAGGTTTATACAGAAAAAACAGTTGTATAAGGAGTATACACATGACTAAGTTTGTAGGAAGGCGAGGATCACTAGGGATCGCCAAAGAAACAGTAAAAGGTACAGGCGTAGCCCCTAGCTATTGGCTACCTTATGTAACTATGTCGTTCTTCGATCGCACTGAAACAGCGACCGAGAGTCAAGGCATGGGTAACATTGCAGACCAAGACTCTGTATATGTAACTATGGTTATGGGTGAAGGTGATGTTGAGTCACAGATATATGATCAAGGACTAGGATACATACTAGCCTCACTATTAGGTTCTGTCCCTGTAACAACAGGTGGCAACCCATATACTCACACCTATACACTAAGCCAAACCAACGTTCCGCAGACACTATCACTTTTCTGGCACGACCCAGATCGTGACTACCTATTTCCTAATGCAGTTGTTGAGTCGCTTAAAATTAGCGTTGAGCCAACAGGCATCGTTAGCTATACCATTCACTTTAAGAGCAAGAAAGCTAAGAACTGGGCTACACAAACACCAGTCTTTACTACACTAGGCTCTAAGTTCCTACACCAGCACCTAATCTTTAAGTTAGCAGCTAACGTTGCTGGACTAGGTGCAGCAAGTGCTATCTCACTTAAGAAGCTTGAAGTAACGATTGACCGCAAGACAATCTTTGATCAGGTCATGGGTACAACTGACCCTGAAGATATACTTAGCCAAGAGATTAGCGTAGAGGGTAGCCTTGAGCTGAACTTAGAAGATGACACATACCGTAACTACATGATTGCTGGTACATACCGAGCAGCTGAGATTAAGTTTTTAGCCTCAACAAGTTCTAGCCTAGATCTAGTACTACCGCGTGTTAACTTCACAGAGTTTGAGCCAGACTTCAAGCTAGAAGAAATCGCTAAGCAAAAGATTAACTTTAAGGGAAGTTACGACTCAGCAAACGGCTTGGATATTATATCTACCGCTGTGCTGATCAATACTAAGACAAGCTACTAATAGGAGGCGAACACTATGGCAATAGTAATTAAGAAGAAGGTATCTTTAGATTTTCTTGGCGAAGAGTACAAAGATGCTTACTTAGAGTTTCAGTCTATACCGTTAAAAGACTTTGACGAGATGGGCGATCGGTTACAGAACGCAGAGGCTAATGGCGAGAAGCCTAACGCAATCATCCTTGAGATACTTAAAAAGTATTTTGTCGATGGTAAGTTCCCCGGCATGGATAAGCTAGTAGCCAGTGACCTTGACGGTCTTGATGCTACAACAGCCGTTCAGTGCTTCGCTACGTTTACAGGACAAGACCTTGACCCAAAAGTAACAGCCCCAGACGAGAGCGTATCCAGTCTGCCATCTTCAACGGAACAGGCGCAAGAGAGCTAGACCGCTATTTATATCGCAAGATGTTCGGGCTTACTGCTGAAGAATTAGAACGAGAGCCAGCCGACCAGTTCTTTACTAATTTATTTATATACGGTCAAATAGCAGAGAAGCAAAGGATGGAAACAGAACATGGCAATAGGTAGCGATGCAAACATTAGAGCAGTCATCACCGCTAAGGATGATGCTAGCCATGTATTAAAAAAGTTTGGTGACGAAACAGCCAGCACTAGCAATAAACTAGCTGCTGGGCTTAAGGTTGCAGCCGTTGGTGCTGCTGCTGCTGGTGCTGCTGCCATAGCCTTTGGTGTTATGTCAGTTAAGGCATATCAGGAAAGCGAAAACGCCATTGCTCAGACTAATGCTGTATTAAAATCAACAGGTGGTGTCGCTGGCGTATCTGCTCAGCAAGTCACCGAGCTGGCTACATCACTACAGAAGGTTACTAAGTATAGCGACGAAGATGTGCGCTCAGTAGAGAACCTGTTGCTTACTTTTACGTCCATTGGCAAAGACATATTCCCACAAGCCACTTCTACTGTACTAGATATGGCTACTGCTCTTGGTGAAGATACAAAGTCTGCATCTATCCAGCTAGGTAAGGCATTGCAAGATCCTATCCTTGGTATAACAGCCTTAAGGCGTGTCGGTGTTAACTTTAGCGATGCACAGAAGGACGTTATAACTAACTTAGTAGAAACTGGTCATAAGGCTGAAGCTCAGAAGCTTATCTTAAAAGAATTGCAGACAGAGTTTGGTGGATCGGCTGAAGCAGCCGGTAATACCTTCGCAGGTAGCTTAGAAAAGTTGAAAAATAAACTGAACGATGTAGAAGAGATCGTTGGTAAAGTAATTACTGATAGGCTGCAGCCGTTTGTAGCTGAAGCTGCCAATTTTGTAGCAAGCATAGACTGGGAAGCAACTATAAATAAAACTGTTATAGCAATGCAGAACTTTGGTACACAGATTGGTGCATTCTTAGATAAGGTGAAAAGCATAGGTATGGAAGTCTTTAACTTCTTAAAGCCGTCCCTAGAAGCTCTTGCAGATACGTTTATAAACAAACTGTTACCGGCATTCATGCAACTATGGACGGCAATCGAACCGGGCTTTACTAACGCACTAAAAGTACTCGGTACAATCCTTGGTGTCGGTTTGGTCGCTGAAGCGTGGCTATATATCAACGTACTAAACGTTATATGGTCGACTGTCGGCTTCTTGATACAAGTAACTAAAAACCTAGTTAACACTATGGTTGAAGCATGGAATTGGATTGTTGCAAAAGCTATGTGGGTCAAGGATAACTTCGCATTAGTGGTTGGTTCAATAATTGGCTTCTTTGCAACGCTACCAATTATGATGCCGTTCTATGTCGGAGTCGCCATAACTAAGATTATAGGGTTTGTAGCTTCGATCAACTGGGGTGGAGTGTTTTCGGGTATATGGCGAGCAATGCAGGGCGTATGGGACATGGTAGTTAATACGGCAGTAAATGCTTGGCATCGCATTAGAAGCATTGACTGGGGTTCAGTAGCCAGTGGCATCGGCAAGGGCTTTGCTAACGGCATCATTGGCATTATTGAAAGCGCACTGAAAAGTGCTGTTAGCGGATTACCCGGTAACATCGAGAGCAAAATACACTTGCCTAGATTTGCCGGTGGTGTTCAGAACTTCTCTGGTGGTCTAGCTGTAGTTGGTGAGCAAGGTGCTGAAATAGTAAACCTACCTAAAGGCTCTGACGTTATACCTAACCATCAGATTAGCTCAGGTTCTCCTGTCGGTGGTGGTACTGTTAACATCACAATACAGGCTGGCGCATTCATGGGTTCAGATGTCGAAGCACGAAAGTTTGCACAAACAATACTCGACCACTTAAAAGATGTCGCTAGTTCTAAAAGCACAACCGTCGGGGCAATGATAGGATAATAAGATGGCATATATACTAGACTCAACCACAATAAGACCTCCGAGCCGAGTAGAAGAAACAAACAACACGCAGGTTGCACAGATACGCACCCTTCAGGGTACGATCGGGCGTGATTACTTCGGTAGCAACAAGCGTGTGTGGAAGTTAGATTATAAAAACGTCAACGCTACAGATTATGCGACTATAAAAGCTATCTATGACAGTTATTTATCAACTGCTAGTGCTAAAAGTTGGTCTATTACAGAAGCAAACTATGCTGTGTCTGCTACAACAGTACACGTTGACTTGCAACAACGCAGCTTTTCGATTAAAGGCTCGGATTACCTTTCAGACTTTACGTTAATACTAACGGAGGCGTAAGGTGCAGACCGTAAACGCAGCATGGACTGCTGAAGAACGTGACTCAGTCAGAAGCATTGGTCAGAGTAGCCTTATCTCTTGGCACAAACAAAGCACACTAGGCAACCGAACCTTTACTATTGGCGTATCAACCATTGGGAGTAATGACTTTATTGGAGTTAATGCTGGGGCAATTGGCTCACCAAATAACTATAAATACTTTGACGAAACAAATTATGTAACAAGTCTATCTTGGGAACGTGGGCTTACAATTCCACTTGGAGGTTTGACTAAGTCACTGGCTGAGATTAACCTAGATAATACTTCAGGGCGGTTTACCCCTCGTTATATGGGTGGAAGTTCTGAACTTTATACTTCGGCTTACTTGCCTACCAGACCGGCTATTATAAGCGCAGGCTTTAAACTATCTGGCGTTAACGTTACCTTACCGCAGTTTGCTGGATTAACTTCTAAGCAAGCAATCGTTGACTCGCGCAATAAAACAGTCAAGCTATCAGCGCAGGACTATGTCAGTTATTTTGAAAATAAGTACACCGATAAGGCGGTTATGTTTACAGCTCAGAGGACAGATCAGGTGCTTGCAACTCTTTTTACACAAGCAGGGATGAACACTGCTCAGTATGATCTCGATTATGGAGTGAACACTATACCTTTTGGCTATTTCCCTGCAGGTAGTAAGTTCGCAGAAGTGATCAAAAAGTTAGCTGAAGCAGAAAATGGTCACATATACCAAGACGAAGCAGGTATATTCAAGTTTGAAAATAGGCAACACTGGGACAGTTCACCATATACTAACGTTCAAAGGATAATAACAACTGCTCAAGTGATCAATGCTGCATCGCCAGACACCTCGCACCTTGTAAACGTCGTCGAGGTTAATGCCAAAATCAGGGGCAAAGAGCAGAACCAGCAGTTATTTAGCTTGTCCGATGCAACAGAATTACAGCCCATGACAGACACCGAATTATTTGTTAGTTTTGATGACCCAATTTTAGCTATTGATACACCGACAGTATGGCAAGCAAACACTCTCGCTGATGGTTCTGGCACAGACAAAACTTCAAGCGTAGTTATAAAAAGTGTAAGCAAGTTTGCTCAGGCGATGAAGATCGTGTTTACTAATAACTTCGCAACTACAGTATATCTAACATCTCTAGTGGTTACCGGCAGACCAGCTCGCGTAGTTCGTGACCTACACTATAGGGCGCAGGACGATTCATCGGTTACCGCATACCAAGAAGCCCCGATTGTAGTAGACAACGATTATATCCAGAATGATACATGGGCTGCCACACTAGCTCAAATGGTTCTTAATACATACTCAGACCCAGAAAAGCTACAAAAGATAACAATCAGAGCTATCCCTGAATTACAAATGGGTGATCTTGTATCTTGGCAGGGTCGTAGCTGGCGTGTCTATGACATCAAGTCCACTCTTAACCCCAGCGCAGGTTATACACAGGAATTGTTATTGCTCCAACGCGAGGTTGTTAATTACTTCCGTATCGGGTTAAGCTATATTGGCAGTACGGATAAAATAGCACCATGACGGATTTCGCACCACAATCTACTGACCGTAAAAGGGATGACACCAATCCCTATACTCCAAGAGTTATTGCTCAAGGTTCATCGACGGCTACTCTAACTGCTGCTGCGACTGGTTACACCGCAACAAAAAACTTTCTATTACCGTTGAAAGCATCCATTAGTGTTAATAACGTCGATGCGTGGGTTAAATTAAGGATTTCGTCGGTAGATTATTATTATAAAATTGGTTATGCCGAGGCTAACGTATCCACAGGCGCATTAAAGCGCGCATCATCTGCCGTTGTAACTGTCGGTTCTGAGCCAACTTCGTACAGTTTAACCCTGCTTATTTACGAGCAGACTTTAGCACCATCTGCCACTGTTACGTTCTACTATACGGTCTATTCAGACAAGATAACTGGCGGACTCTAGTTATTGCCAACGAAACAATTATGGGGTAAAAAACAACTATGGGATTTAAAACTTACAAAGTAACTTGCGAGAAGTGCGGTGGACATGACGACCTCAAAATCACCGACGACAAGCAGGTTTTTTATACAGAACATACACCGATTATATCTGCTCGTTTCCGTCCTGATATGAAATGGGGCTTTGAATGTTTGTGTGGTCAAGATAGCCGAATTGCGATCGAAGAGAAGAATGTGCTTCCGCAAATTGTTAAGAACGCTAACGAAGTAACCATCAAACAACTTGCCGATAATTTAGTACCGAAGAGTGAACATAAGTTTAAAATGGAGATTGCATAATGGCATACGCAAGCTGGTCAGTAGTGTTTGGCGAACAGCCAAGTGCTGCCAAGTGGAATATATTAGGAACTAACGATGCTTCTTTTAATGATGGTACTGGTATAGGAGTAAGTGCTATAACGCCAGAAAAATTATTAACTGGGACTGGGACTGCTTGGGGGTGGACTTCATATACTCCAACATGGACAGCAACTTCAGTCAACCCAACACTAGGAACTTCAACCCTTACTGGATATTACAAGCAAGTTGGCAAGACAGTTTTTGTCAATGTCCAGCTAACTATGGCGAGTGGTTTTGCTGTAGGAACAGGAACATATCGTTTTGCCTTGCCAGTGGCAGCTAACACCACAAACATCGCTATCGGTACATTCTTTCATGCCTCTGGGTATTTGCTAGACTCATCTGCCAGCGAAGCAGGTATCGTTACCGCTGGAAAACTTATTAGTTCAACTACCATTGAGCCGAATGGTGGAAAAGCCTCAGCCTTCGGTGCGTTAAATAATGCTTTCCCTTACGCTTGGAATAACGGAGATATTATTGCTTTTGGTGCGGTATACGAAGCAGCCTAATAAACCTTATAATCTATGAATAACAATACTGGACAACAAGGAGAACGAGGCGCAACAGGTGCAACTGGGGCTGCTGGGGCAGTGTCAGTAGCCGACCCGGTTATTGCTTACCGATTAGGGCAAGTCGAGAATGCTGTTACCGTAGGCTTTAAGGAACATAATGAAAAACTAGACAGTCTGGTACAAGGTTTTGTCACCAAAGAGTTCTATATAGAGCAACATAATACTATTGATGGTCGAGTTCGCAGTTTAGAGAACGATAGGAAATGGATAGTCAGATTAGTAGTGGGTGCGGTTGTATTTTCACTAATGGCACTTATAGGCATAGGCTTTAAGGCTTTTAACTAGGAGTAGTATGGCTTGGCGTAACGCGTACAGCTTAGATACCTTAATCAGTCAGTTAAATACTACTTACCCTGGTTGGCTATTTTTAGGAACTAAAGGAGATGCTGCACACGCAGCGGTAGCTTCAGACCACAACCCAAACGCTCAAGGCGTAGTTACGGCTTTAGACATCGGTAACGGTGGTGGGCTTAAAATACACCAGCTCGCTGACAGACTCGCCACCAATCCACACCCAGACCTTAAATATATTATTTCCAACGGAAGAATAGCAGAATGGGAGTACGGTTTTAAGTGGAGAGCGTATAATGGTAGTGACCCTCATGACACTCATATTCATGTATCTGTAGGTCGAGGCGACGACGGCAAGTCAGTTCAACCATACGACGACAAAACTAACTGGAACGTTAAAGGAGATGAAATGTTTGAAGGAAGAACAGCAGCAGAATGGGCTGCACAGGCTAAAGATGCAGAGCAGTACAAACAAGCGGTTGTTAAAAGTATATCTTGGAAGAAAGGGGTCAACGCTTACGGTGGTGGTATGGATGAGAAGATTGGCAATATCCGACCTGTGATAGATAGCTTAGAACAGTACAAACACGATAATCAATCTAAGTACGAGCAAATCACCGAACCATTATTTAAAAAAGTTAAGTGAGGAGTTAAAATGTCAATCGAGCGAGCAATAGCAATAGCAATTTTAGTAGTAGTAGCAATTTTTGTACTACGAGCATTAGGAGTCACAGGATGAGTATTTCAACCCTTAATAAACAACAAGCACTAAAAATCGTAAAGACCGCAGCCTATATCGCTGTGTCCGGAGCAATTACAGCCCTCATAACATACGCAACAGATAACAAAGAGTCTTTCGGTGCATATTATGTCATCGTAAACTTAGCACTTGTTACTCTTAAGCAATTTGTTACACCAAAAAGCTAAAAGAGTCATTGCCAAGCAGTGTCTTTGGCGTATAAATTATACGGTCAGCCTCTATATAGTTGCCTCCACTTCTAAAACTAGGGGCTGATCAAAAAATAGCCCCATCGCCATAGGTGGGGCTTTATGTTAATTAAAATCGACAGCCCTCGCAAAGCTGTCGATTATTCTACCCCTTAAAGGCTCTCAATTACATGGTAATGCACTTATGCTTGTATGTCAAGTATTGTTTGCATTTGAATAAGCTTGTGTTATAAATAAAGTATGTATTGCCTTGATGGTAACATCTAATGAAAAGTCCTAGCGGTGAGGCTAGGACACTGGTCTACGATATTGAAACTGCGCCAATAATAGGTACTGTGTGGGGCAAGTACGAGCAAAACCTAATCTGGTCTATACAAGACTGGTATATACTAGGGTTTTCGTGGCGTTGGCTAGGAGAGCGTAAGAAAACACAGTCCTCATTTATGCACACTTATAAGCTTTATAAAAAAGACCCGACCAGCGATTATGAGATTGTTAAGAAGCTACATGAGCTATTTAACGAAGCCGACATCGTAGTGGCGCACAACGGTAATAGCTTTGACCAGAAGAAGGCACAGGCTCGCATGATAATACATGGCTTTGATCCACCTAGCCCTTATCAACAAGTAGACACTAAGCTAGTTGCAAGGCGTAACTTTAACTTCACCTCTAATAAGCTAGATGACTTAGGCTCATATTTTGGTTATGGCAACAAAATGAAAACCGACAAAGACCTGTGGCGTAAGTGCATGGCTGGCGACCTCAAGGCTTGGGATTATATGCGTAGATATTGCGACAGGGATGTTGAGCTACTAGAGAAGATATACCTAAAGATGAGAGCGTGGGACAAGCAGCACCCTAACATTGCAAACATAGAGAACAGACCAGATGCCTGTCCTAAGTGCGGATCAGATAAGGGCATGATCGGTCAGGGCAATATCTATACTAAGACTGGGGTGTTTCAGAGGGTGCAGTGTAAGTCGTGTGGCAGTTATAGTAGATTAAGGAAAGGAGTTAAGAATGACAAACCAAAGTATGTCTGATGACCAAGAGGCTCATCTAAAGTTTATTAAATATAAGTTTGGGGCATTAGCCGATCCAAAGTTCAGAAAGGGTGCAGCCGAACATCAAACCCTATTACACGAAACAGACCCGGACAAATTGCTAGACTTCGCTATCGAGGAAGCGATCGACCAAGTGGTTTATCTTTTAACCTTGAAATATAGATCGGAGTTTGCCGGGCTGATAGCCGACAACGACACGATCGCCAGCGACAACGACCGGGACAGTGAACGCTCCCGAAGCCTCGATTGAGTCTTTGTGATTGTTGCCAACCTCTATATCACGCTCTTCGTAATCAACGTCAAAGCGATCAAGGTATTGTTTAACCATAGGGCAATAGGCACAGGTTTTAGAAGTATAGACGACCGCTTTTGATTTCATAGAGCCTAATCATAGCATCAAGTTTTATCTTACGATATTGTAATAATTATCTTGACAACGAGGCGTATAATAAAAAACAGGTAATCCATTATGGAAACCATAACCTCATCACCAGAAGAATACAGAGCCGAGCTCGAACGAGGGCTACTTTATAACTACGAAAAACTACAACACGCTCGCAAACAGCCAAACAATGAAGAACTAATCGCAATCTTTGAGCATAGGGTTAATAACCGCTTAGAGAGTATTTTTGAATTGATGGGCGTTGAGTGTGAAGCAACTAATTGAAGCTCGGCTAGAGGACATTGAGCTGGACTACAGCAAGCCATTTGTTTGTTTAGAACTGCTTAGACAGATGGTGATTGAAACAACCACCGTTTTAGACACCGATTTTGCCCCAGAAGAACACTTTGTTTATTTTAGGCTTCCAATAGGTAATTATGATGGCTGAACGCTTATACACAGAGGACGCAGACACTCCTAATATTCAATCTAGGCTCTTTAATGGGCGCTTAGCTTGGAATAATA